CATCTCCTTGAAAAAGGTCATGCCAAGCGTGGGGGCGGTCGTGTGGAAGGTCATCCGCATATCGCTCCTGCCGAGAAAAACGGCGAAGAACTGCTCGAAACGCTCATCAGAAAGGCAATCTCATGACCTACGAAGAAATCAACGAAATGATGATGGAAACGAATCTTCCGTATGCCTATCATCACTTTGCAGAGGGCGAGTCACCTGACCCGCCTTTTCTGCTCTTTTTGTCTCCGAGGGAGAACACATTCGGTGCGGATAATCTGATGTATCACAGTTTCAAACAGCTTGATATTGAACTGTATACCGACAGAAAATCCCCTGAGACGGAACAAATCATTGAAGATATTCTCACGGAGCATCACATTTTTTATGAAAAATCTGAAATCTGGATAGAGTCGGAACGGCTCTATGAGGTACTTTACGAAGTGGAGGTATAACTTATGGCACTCAAGAAAAACAAAGTTAAATACGGCTTGAACATGGTGCATTATGCGAAAATCACAGCATGGTCTGATGACGGCATTCCGACATTTGCTGACCCCGTCAGACTCCCCGGTGCAGTTTCCCTTTCTGTGGATGCAAGCGGTGAAGCATCGAATTTCTATGCCGACAACGTGGTGTATTTTGTCATCAATAACAATGCCGGTTATGAAGGCGACCTCGAAGTGGCTCTCGTCACAACCGAATTTGCAATGGAAATTCTCAGTGAACTCCTTGACGATAAGGGTGTCCTTGTTGAGAAAAACGACGCAGAACTGGCACAATTCGCACTTTTGTTCGAGTTTGAGGGGGATAAAAATAAAATCCGTCACGTTCTCTATTGCTGTTCTGCAAGCCGTCCCAAAACGGAAAGCAGCACCAAGGAAGAATCCACCGAAGTCAAGACGGAAACGCTCTCCATCAAATCGACTGCTCTGCCGAATGGTCTTGTAAAATGCAAAACTTGCGAAAAAACAGACGAAACGACTTACAACAACTGGTACAAATCCGTCTATATTCCGAATATCAGCACGGCGACTGTGCCCAAATCCACCAAGGCAAGTGCATAAACACATATCATAAGCCGGAGCAATCCGGCTTATGCTTTGTCAGGAGGTATCTGCATGGATTTGAATGATATTATAGGAAAACGCTATGGAAAATTGACTGTGATAGAATACAGCTGGAAAGTAAAAAGGCATCATAAATATTTCTGCAAATGTGATTGTGGAAATACTGTAGAAATATTCAGAGATAATTTAATAAGTGGTCATAAAATAAGCTGTGCAGACTGTTGGAAAATTATACAAGAGGAAGAATTTTGCCGATATATCTGCTCAAATGACAAAGAATTTATTTTCAGTCATGAAGATTATGACATTGTTTCTCAGCATCATTGGTTTATCAGCAGTCAGGGCTATCCTAAAACGAACATTGGCAATAAAATAGTAATTCTTTCAAGACTGCTGATACCCTGCGAAAAAGGAATATTTATTGACCATATTAACCGAAATCCTTTGGATAACCGCCGCAGCAATCTGCGTATAGCAACAGTGAAGCAGAATAGCTGTAATGAAAATGTACGAAAAAATAATAAATGCGGTTACAAGGGTGTTAGTTTGCATAAGTGCGGAAAATACAGGGCTGATATTGGTGTCAATAGTAAAGTTATATATCTTGGACTTTTTTCTACAGAAATTGAAGCCGCAAAGGCTTATGATGAAGCTGCAAGAAAGTATCATGGCGAATTTGCAAGAGTAAATTTTCCAGAGAATGACAGTGAAAATTGTTGCAGGAATTAGGAGGCATATACATGGCTATTAAAAAGATTATCACAATTGACGGTATTGATGTACCCTTTAAGGCGAGTGCGGCTGTGCCTCGCCTTTATCGCTTAAAGTTCGGCAGAGATGTGTATAAAGATTTTGCGGCTCTGCAAAAATCCGTTAATAAACAGAAAGTGGCAGAAGATGACGAATCAGTACCGCAGGAATCCGGTCTCGACATTGACAGCCTTGAAGTTTTTGAACAGTTAAGCTGGGTAATGGCAAAACACGCTGACCCTGAAAATGTTCCGGATGACCCCAACGACTGGTTAGAACAGTTTAATGTATTCAGTATTTATGAGGTGCTTCCAAAACTCATCGAATTATGGGGATTAAACACGCAGTCAACGGCGGAGTCTAAAAAAAGCTCGTCCAATTGACAGGGAAATGACAACTCCGTTATTTCTGCTCCGGTGTAAGCAGTTGGGGCTTTCTATGATGGAACTCGAACTGCTTACCATAGGCTTAATTGATGATATGTTCATTGAAAAAGAAAACGACGATTTCGACTATCCGTCGCTTGCAACTCAATCTGATTTTGACCGCTGGTAAGGCAAAATTCACATTTCCAGTATACACTAAAATTTCGATTTTGTCAAGTATTTTTTCAAAAAGAGGTGAAGGCATATGGCAAACAGAATCCGTGGAATTACCATTGAAATTGGCGGAGATACGACTAAATTAACAACTGCACTGCAAGGTGTCAACAAGGACATCAAAGGCACGCAGTCCCAACTGAAAGACGTAGAGCGACTGCTCAAACTTGACCCAACCAATACCGAACTTTTAGCCCAAAAACAGCGGCTTCTTGCTGATGCTGTCACTTCTACCAAAGATAAACTGCAAACGCTCAAAACCGCAAGCGAACAGGCGGCTCAGACGAAAGATAATTATTCTGAATGGAAAGATAAATTTGACCCCATCAAGCAGAAAATCGGCGAAACGGAAACCAAATTAAAAGACCTGAAAGAACAGTCCAAAACGGCTGATGAACAGCTTGCAAAAGGCGAAATTTCGCAGGAAAAGTACGACCAGATTCAGAATGAAATCAAGTCTACTTCTGACGAACTAAAAGCCCTGAAACAATCGGCAAAAGATGTGTCTGATGAATTTGGAAACCCCATCAGTCCGAAACAATACGACGCTTTACAGCGTGAAATTATCGAAACGGAACAGGAATTACAGCGACTGCAACAGGAAGCGAATAATTCCAATGCGGCTCTTTCCAAAATGTCGGCTGTCGGCGAAAAAATGCAGGAAGTCGGTGATAAAATCTCCGGTGTTGGCGAAAAGCTGATGCCTGTCACCGGTGCTGTCGCAGGACTTGGAACACTTGCTGTCAAAACTGGTGCGGAATTTGATGCCGAAATGTCCAAAGTCGGAGCGATTTCCGGCAAAGTCGCTGATGAGGATTTGCCTGCCATCGTTGAAAGTGCCGAAGAAATGGGGCTTGCTTTTGAGGAAGGTGCAGATTCCACCGAAACGGCAATGAACATCATCCGTGCGAAAGCCCGTGAAATGGGCAGTCAGACGAAATACTCCGCAAGTGAAGCAGGTCAGGCATTTGAATACATGGCAATGGCTGGCTGGAAAGCCGATGACATGATTAACGGCATCGAAGGCATCATGAATCTCGCTGCCGCCTCCGGTGAAGAGTTAGCTACCACTTCCGACATTGTCACGGATGCTTTGACGGCTCTCGGAATGTCGGCTCAGGATTCAGGACATTTCGCTGATGTCCTTGCAACGGCTTCAAGTAGTGCGAACACGAATGTGTCCATGTTAGGCGAATCTTTCAAATATTGTGCGCCTGTTGCCGGCTCAATGGGTGCAAGTGCGGAGGATTTGGCAATTGCTCTCGGATTGATGGCAAATTCCGGAATTAAAGGCAGTCAAGCCGGAAATTCGCTGAAAAATGCCCTTGTGAATCTGGTAAAGCCTACCAAACAGCAGGCGGATGCAATGGCGGCTCTCGGTTTAATTACGACCGAAACGGTCAATGTTATCGACCAAGCTAAAATTGATAAAGCACAGGCAAAAGTTGAGAATAAAACTCTCGATTTGGAAAAAGCCCAGATTGCTTACAACAAGGCTCTTGAAAAGTACAGTGCCGATTCCACACAGGTGCAAACAGCAACTGCCAATGTGGAAAAAGCCCAAATCAAGCTGAATGATGCGATTTCCAAGTACGGTGAGGATTCTTCACAGGCACAGAACAAACTGAATACTGTCATGTCGCAAACTGGCGAAAATTCGCCGGAAGTACAGACGGCTCTCATCAATCTGCAAAAGGCTGAAAATAGCCTAACTGATAAAGTCCGTCTGGAACTCGAAAAACGTCGTCTTGATGCCAAACGTGGCAAGAAAGAAAAAGGAAAATACCACACCAAATATTGTCTGAGCAGATTATTATTCTGTCCTTACTGCGGTGGAGCTTATAAGCGTACTACATGGACGATTAAAGGTGAAAAAATGGGTGTGTGGCGTTGCGG